AAACTCAACCCTGTCTTCCTCGGCAAGTTCCTCAAGAACGTACCCCTTGGCCGGCCTGTTTCACGTGAATCATTGAAGGCGGCTTTGAGATTCGCCATTGAGTGCCCGGAGTTCGCAGGACAAACAGCTATGATCGACGGAGGATATACGGCATGGTGAAGATAATCGGGCTCATTCCGGCAAGAAAGGACTCAAAGCGCATCCCAGGGAAAAATATGGCGCTCCTGAATGGCAAGCCCCTGCTTCAATATGCGATCGAGAGCGCAACCCAAAGCGCAGTCTTTGATGAGATCGTAGTTTCGAGCGATTGGGACAAGTGCATGATACTCGCCGAAAACCTCGGGGTCAACTTCCTGAGACGGCCCGATAAGTTATGCCAAGACTTTTCCCATGACTTTGAATGGGTGAAACATGCCCTTGATGCTTATCCGGGCTTTGATATCTTCGTTATTTTGAGGCCAACGAGCCCATTCAGGACCGGAGAGACGATAAAAAGAGCCGTCCAGATATTCATGACAGCAAATTGCGACAGCATGCGGGCTGTTTCCATGACGACCTGCCACCCTCGAAAGTCATGGGTCCTTGATGGGAAACGGATGATCCCTCTCATGGAGGATGACACGATAGGCTGGATACCGGCCCATGATCTACCCACCCAGGACCTGGGACATGTTTATTGCCAGAACGGGTGCATCCATGTGGCGAAAACGAGCGTCATCGAGGAATTCGGCAACGTAACAGGCAGGACCGTCGCTCCATTCTTCACGCGAGGTCACGAGGGCTTGGACATCAACACGCCGGAAGATCTGCAATATGCAGAGTGGGTCATGAGGGGGAAGCCATGAAACAACCGCCCTTCGTTATGTTCGTTGATACCGAGATCGAGAAATATCGCTGGGAGACGTTCTGGACAAAGGAGCCCGAAACCCTGGCTTGGATAGAGTCATTCAACCCAGATGATGTTTTCTATGATATCGGGGCCAATGTGGGGATCTATTCCCTCTACGCGGCCGCCCTATTTCCGGAGATGAAAATCTATGCCTTTGAGCCTATGGAATCGAATTATGAGACCCTGCACAGGCTCAGGAAATTCAACGAGTTCGGGAATATCACGCCCATGCGGTACGCGATAGGCAACAAGAGAGGCAAATGCAGGTTATTCGTGCCCGATTGGAAGAGTGGCGCGACCGGAGCGCAAATGGGTGAAACCGGAGATTGTGAGGTTATGTGTGAAACAGTGGACGGTATAGCCTCCCTTTGGCCGCTTCCGACCCATATCAAGATCGATATCGACGGCCAGGAGCTGGCAGTTATCAGGGGCATGAAGAAGACACTCCCGACGATCAAAAGCATTCTCATAGAGATATCAGAGGCGACCAGTTGGCCAATAATATCAACGCTACATGATGCCGGATTCACGACTACAAACAGATTCAACGGATTCGACGGCATGACTCCCCATTCCAGGGAACGGCGGCGGGCAGAAGGCATCGACGCCGAGAATATCATCTTCACGAGGCCAACATGATTCCACCGTCAAAACAGCAATCCAAGATCCTTGTCACGAAAATGGAGATCTGCCAGGCCTTCCAGATAGGTGAAAAACGCTTCGAAATCTGGATACAAAGAGGCCTTCCCGTGAAAAAGATCGATGGCCGTTGGATGGGCCACTATGACGCCATAGAAAAATTCATAAAAATCTTCCTCGAAACTACCTGTCAATAGCGTTTAACCCCCGTTTAACCCCTGTTTAACCCCCGTTTCATACCCGTTTCACCATCCCGCACAAAAATATACCCGTAGAATATAACCCAAATATGAAAAGCGCATTCCTCCGATTCATTTCTTTTTTCGATGCTCGTGACCTTTTCGTCTTAGCTGGCCTTGTTTTCCTCTTCATAGGGATCGAGCAAAAGGTGGATAGACCGACCGCAATGATCGTCATAGGGGCCATAATCGTGATTAAGGGCTTAACTAAATGGGTTTAATCAGCCTTATCGAAACGAGAACCAGCGGCGTCAACGACCCGAACATGTGGATAAACACCCTTTTGGAGTCCACAAACTTTGCCACGAAATCAGGTGTCAATATTACCGCCGACACCGCGCTTAAAATTTCCACCGTTTACGCTTGTGTCACGATCCTATCCCAGACCATCGCCTCCCTTCCGATGACGATCAACCGGAGACTTCCGGACGGCGGCAACGAGGTTGCCCAAGACCATTACCTTTTCCCCATCCTCCATGACAATTTCAACGCAGAGCAAACATCCTATGAGGCCCGAGAGACGGGCATCGGCCACCTGAAACTGCGCGGCAATTGGTACAATCGCCTGGAAACCAACGGAGGCGGAAGGATCATCGGGATCTGGCCATTAAATCCCCAGGGTATGGCAGTTGATAGGTTAAGCGATGACCGGATTTATTACCGATATACCGCCAGCAGCGATGAACCAATGCAAAACCGCACAAAGACATTTTTCAGTGATGAAATTTGGCACATCAAAGGATTTTCCAAGAGCGGATTGACCGGCCTTTCAACGATCTCCTATGCCCGCGAATCCATGGGCCTATCTCAGGCATTACAAGACTTCTCGGCTCAGTTTTTCGGGAATAAAGCCGTCCCCGGTAACATTTTGGCCCATCCGGGATCTCTAAGTGCACCGGCACGAGCAAACCTGAAGGAATCTCTTGAAGCATACGCCACCAGTAAACGCCACACGACTTTGATCCTAGAAGAGGACATGAAATGGCAGAGCGTCGGAATATCAAACAAAGATGCCCAGTATCTTGAATTAAGCGGCGCCCAGGTCCGCGATATCGCCCGATGGTTTCATATGCCTCTGATTCTCCTCCAGGAGCCCGACAAATCGAGTACCTACGCAAGCGCAGAGCAGTTCATGCTTTCCTTCGTGGTTCATACGATATCCCCGGATGTTTCCAGAATCGAACAATCAGCCAATAGGGCATTGCTCACCGAGGCCGAGAGGACGGCAGGCTATTACATCAAACTCAACCTGAAGGGTCTCCTGCGGGGTGATTTCAAGACCCGAATGGACGGCTACCGTATTGCTCGCGAGGGCGGATGGTATTCGGCCAATGATATCCGACAACTTGAGGATGAGAGCCCGATCGAGAACGGCGATATTTATCTTCAGCCAATGAATTACAAACAGGCCGGGGAGGAGCCGGAGCCAGTAGAACCACCGGAACCACCCCTGGACGATGATGAAGGAGGCGACAATGCCGAAGAATAAAGAAATCAGGTCATTCAGTTTCCGGGCCCACGTCTCCGACCCCTTCCTTTTCGAGGTCAAGGGCGACAAGAAAGAGGAACGAAAAATGGTCGGTCACGCGGCCGTATTCGGAGAGGCCACGGATATCGGCGGATGGTTTATGGAGCAGATCGAGCCTGGAGCCTTTAAGGCCAGCATCAAAAAAGACGATGTGCGGGCACTCTTTAACCACAACCCCGACTTCGTATTGGGCCGCAACACCGCCGGAACGCTTACCATGTCAGAGGATAAGGACGGCCTTAAAGTGAGCATCGACCCTCCTGACACGCAATTCGCCAGGGATCTCGCCGTTTCGATTGAACGCGGTGATATCAACCAGATGTCCTTTGCTTTTCGGGTTATGGAGGAAGAGTGGATCATGGCCGAAAAATCAAAGGATCTTGACTTAAGGAAAATCAAGAAGGTCCAACTTTACGATGTTTCTCCCGTAACCTTCCCCGCCTATGAGGGAACCGATATCGCTATACGATCCCATGAGGCATGGAAAAATGAGCAAATAACCCCAGACCCCGAACCGCAGGATGAGATATTCAACTCGTCTCTGCGTCGGCAACTTTTAAACAGGAGGTAAGGAGTGATGGACAAGATTATAGAGATGAGAAACAAGAAATTTGAGTTGATCAAGCAACTCAGGGCCATGCTTGATAAGACCGATGAGGAGAAGAGGAAACTCACCGATGAGGAGAATGTCGAGTATAAGAAGCTAAACGGGGAGGTCGATCAGCTCGACAAAGACA